CCGCGAATGGCTCACCCAGCAATTCGACGCACTCACTGACGAGATGGAGTCGCTCAAGCCCAGCGAATGGGCGGAGCGAAACCGGTACTTGCCGCCGTCGGCGACGTCGCTGCCGGGTTACTACTCGTTCAAGGTCGCGCCTTTTCTGCGGGAAATCGTCGACTGCCTGGGGGTCGAGTCACCGGTTCGCGAGGTGACGGTCATGAAAGGCGTCCAGATTGGCGCAACCGTCGGGATCCTCGAGAACGCGATCGGATACTACATCGACCACATCGGCAACGCGCCGATGATGCTGGTCACTGCTGATGCGGACCTGGCGAAGCTTCGCCTGGAGTCCTACATCATGCCGATGATCGAGCTCTCCGGGCTCGGTCACCTCATCAAGTCCAACGACGAAGGGAACCCGCGCAAGACTGGCCGCACCGACCGCAAGGTGGAGTGGCGAGGCGGCGGATTCCTGATCCCGTTTGGCGCGCAGAACGCGAACAAGCTGCGTTCCATCTCGATTCAGGTCCTCCTTCGCGACGAGATCGATGGTTATCCGGATATCGTAGGGAAGGATGGAGACCCTGTTAAGCTTTCAGCGGACCGCACCGCGGCCTATGAGAGCAGCCGCAAGATCCTCGACCTTTCGACGCCGCTCATCAAAGGCGCATCGAAGATCGAGAGTCGCTATCTCCTCGGGGACCAGCGCAAGTATTTCGTTCGGTGCCTGAAGTGTGGATTTCCGCAGGAATTGCGGTGGAAGCGCACGAACAACGAGACCGGCGAGATCACAGGAATCGTGTGGGAGACCGAGGGCGGGCGGCTCGTCGTCGACTCGGTCAGGTATCTCTGTTGCGAGTGCGGTCACCCGCACACGAACGATGACAAGGTCCGTCTGCTTGACCCGGAGAACGGGGCAGAGTGGCGGCCCACCGCGGTTGCGGCCAACCCTCACCATCGCTCCTACCATCTCAGCGCGCTCTACTCTCCCGTCGGGATGCAGACGTGGGCGGCCTGCGTGCGCAAATGGTTCGACGCTTGGGACGAGGAGAACAACCGCCCGCGCGACAACGGCGTTCTGCAGGTCTTCTACAACAACGTCCTGGGCGCGACCTATGAAGTCCGCGGCGAAAAGGTCCGATTCGAGGCTGTCTCGGCGCACCGTCGATCCTGCTTCCACCATGGGCAAATCCCAAACAAGTGGGCCGAGCAGTACTGCGGAAGCCCGATCCTACTACTGACATGCTCGGTCGACGTTCACTCGGACAACCTAGCGGTCGCAGTCGACGGATGGACTCGCGAGAGTCGGTGCTTCCGAATCGACTATTGGCGGTTCCAAGGCAACACCGAGAACCTGGACGACCCTGATACTTGGGGCGCTCTACGGAAGCTGATCGAGTCCAAGGAGTACCAGGCCGACGACGGGAAGCGCTACCGCGTAGCACTGACACTCATCGACTCAGGGTACCGCACCGACCACGTCTATCGGTTCGCCGAGGAGTACGAATCCGGAGTCTATCCGGTGAAGGGGCGCGAGGTAGCCGTCAAGTCGGCGCAGACTCGCGAGTTCTCCGAGTTCCGAACCCCCAACGGACTCGTTGCCTACTCCATCACCGTCGACTTCTACAAGGAGCGGTGGTCGGCCGCACTTCGGCGCAGCTGGGATGGGCAAAGCGTGCAGCCGAGCTGGCACTTCAACGCGGCACTCGACGCGACCGACAAGCAGCTCAAAGAGCTCACGGTCGAGACGAAGCACGAGAAAATCAACCGTCTCACTGGGAAGCGTATCGGCTTCGAGTGGAAGCGACCGTCTGGTGCTGACAACGAAGCGTGGGACCTTCTGGTCTACGGAAACGCGGCGCTCGATCTGATAGCGTGGAACTATTCCGAGGCAACCCTCGGGCTCGAGATCACGAATTGGGCCGCGTTCTGGGAAGCGTGCGTCACTGACAAGATGTTCTTCTCCGAGTAATCACATTGGCAACCGTTGAATGGGTGACCTCACGGATCACCTGGACACAGAACGCGATCATCGCGACCGAAGCCGCGATCGTTGCGCTGGTTGGCGGAGCGCAGAGCTACACGCTCGACACCGGTCAAACGCGCCAGGTGGTCACCAAGGTCAATCTGTCCGAGCTCCGCAACATGCTGGCGTACCTGAAGGAGCAGCTGGAGGAGCAAGAGGCAGAACTGGCTGCCATAAACGGGACATCGGGGCGCACTGGTTACGCTGTCCCTCTATACTGACATGGCTAGATCACGGAAGCAGCGCAAGCTAGCGCAAGCGGCACGGAGATCGAGCGGCGAAGATCTGCCCGTTGTTGCCGTCAATACGCTTCCAGCGGCTACCCCAACGCTCGGCTATTGGCACGGCGAGAAGTATCCGGGAGGCCTCGGTCCTGCCGAGATCCTTTCGACGGACTACTGGACGCTGCGCCATCGCTCGGCCGCGCTGTTCAAGTCGAACCTCTACGCGCGCGGCCTGATTCGTCGCATCATCGACAACGAGATCAGCACGGGTCTACATCTCGAGGCGAGCCCCGAAGAGGGGTTGCTGGGGTATCCAGACGACGGTTTGGCGGAATGGACGGAGACGGTAGAGAACCGCTTCGCTCTGTGGTGCAACGCCCCTCGGCTGTGTGACTTCCTGGGAGCCAACCGCTTCGGGAAGCTCCAAGAGTTCGCGCGGAGGGAAGCGCTCATCTGTGGCGACATCCTAGTGGTGCTGCATCAGGACGATCCAACAGGGCTCCCGAAGGTACAGCTCGTCAACGGGAGCAAGATTCAGACGCCGCTGCGCAGCCCCAGCAAGGGGACGCGCATCGAGCATGGCGTGGAGCTCGACACGTTCGGGCGTCACGTTGCCTATTGGGTTCAGCAGGATGATGGTTCCTCGCGGCGAATCACGGCCTACGGCGAGCGCACCGGAAGGCGTGTTGCCTGGCTCGTCTACGGAACTGACATGCGATTGGATGACGTGCGCGGCGAGCCGCTGTTGTCCCTAGTTGTGCAGTCGCTGAAGGAGATTGACCGGTATCGGGACTCCACTCAGCGGAAGGCCACCATCAATTCGATGCTGGCCATGTTCATCAAGAAAACCGAGGACAAGCCCGGGACGCGCCCGATCACATCTGGAGCTGTTCGGCGCGGACTCGATACGGCAGCGGACTCCACCGGAACGGCTCGCTCGTTCCGCACAATGGAGATGATGCCTGGGCTCGTTATCGATGAGCTTGCTGTCGGCGAGGAACCGCAGGGGTTTCTGCCAAACGGAACCGACGAAAAGTTCGGGGACTTCGAGGCCGCCATTCTCGCGGGCATCGCATTCGCAAATGGCGTCCCGCCAGAGATCTACCGTCTGTTCTTCTCGAACAACTACTCAGCTTCACAGGCAGCTATCAACGAGTTCAAGATGGTTCTGGACAAGAACCGGACGGACTTCGGGGCGCAGTTCTGCTCTCCGATCTATGAAGAGTGGCTCGTCTCCGAGGTGCTGAAGCGGCGTGTCTCCGCGCAGGGGTTGCTCGAAGCTTGGCGCGATCCGGAGCGGTTTGATGTCTACGAAGCGTGGATCCAGAGCGATTGGTCCGGGCACATCAAGCCGGCGGTCGACCTCTCCAAGCTGGTGAATGGGTACGCGGCTCAGATCAAAGAGGGGCTCAATACGCGCAGCCGCGTGACACGCGAACTGTCTGGTCAACGCTACTCGAAGGTGATCAAGCAACTGGCGCGCGAGAACGCGCAATGGGCCAAGGCGATGGAGCCAGTCCAGCGCATCGAGAATCCGGCGCCTGAGCCTGTGCAACCAGAGTCGTCGCCTGACGATGAGCGCGAAACCAACGGAACCACGACGCAGGCCATCGGCGAACGCCCGGCGCTGCGCGTGATTGACCTAGGGAACTGAACTATGTGGCTGATTAGCCAAGAAAAGGCCTCCGAGATTCGTCAGGCCATCGCCAGTGGTGCGGCCCCGACTGCCTCGCAGATGGCCGAGCACACGTCCCGCGAGGTAGCAGCGGAAGAGGCGGCGGTTGCTGCCACGAACCTACCGCGCAATATGACCGTCGCGGGTCACATCGCGGAGATTCGAGTCGATGGGCTGCTGACCCCTAAGCCCGACCTGTTCGCGTGGCTGTTCGGTGGAGGCAACACCACCTATGCGCAGATCCAATCGGCGCTCGGGATTGCTGCGGCTGACCCGAGCATCCGGGAGATCTCCCTCGTCGTATCGAGTCCAGGAGGGACTGTCGCTGGCCTATTCGAGACGCTGGCGGCTATCGAGTCCGTGCGAGACATGAAGAAGATCTCGGTCAAAGCGTCGCAGGCGGCATCAGCTGCTTACGCGATTGCAGCGGTGGCTGGGAGAATCGAGGCGAAGACCAGGGCGTCGAGCTTCGGTTCGGTTGGGGTGGCCGCCTCGTTCTTCGTGGACGGCAAGACCGTCGACATCACCTCGACCGAGGCTCCACACAAGCGGCCCGACGTCACAACCGACGAAGGAAAAGCTGTAGTCCGCGAACAACTGGACGCTATTCACGAGCTCTTCGTCGATGCCATTGCCCGTGGCCGCGGCAAGACAGTCACCGAGGTCAACGAGACCTTCGGGCGCGGTTCCGTACTGCTCGCCGACGAGGCGAAGCGACGCGGAATGATCGACAAGGCTCCGCCCAAAGCAAAAGCCACTGGTGCATCGGCAATGGTTGCCGACACCGACGAACCTGACGCACCCGCACCCGCCGGTGCTTCCCAGGAGAAGAAGAGAATGGATCTTCAAGAACTGAAGTCCCAGCACCGGGAACTATACGAAGCGGTGCGACAGGAAGGTTTCGATGCTGGGGTTACCCAGGAGCGAGACCGCGTAAACGCTCACCTCACGTTCGGCAAGAACTGCGGAGCTCTGGACATCGCACTGAAGGCAGTCGCGGATGGCGCAGTGATGACGCAGACGCTGACCGCCGAGTATATGACGGCTGGGCGCAACAAGGTGGACATCGACGCGCGCGGCGCGGAAACCCAGAGTGCGGCGGCTGCCGTCGCGGGCGCCACTCAGAAGGAGCCGGAAGCTGAAGACCTCGGCGACAAGGTCCTTGCTTCGCTGCTGCGCAAGAGGGGTGAGAAGTAATGGCAACCATCACCATCACGACCTGCGACAACGGCACGATCGAGCTCGAGGGTGGCAAGTTCCGCGATGAAACGCTGCTCTTTGGAGCGGCTGACACGTGGTTGGCCGGCACCATTCTTTCGAGACTGCTGGTCAGCAACACGATCGCGGTAACCTACACCAGGGCTTCAGACTCGAACTACACCGCTGCAGCCAGTGCAGTCGCCGGTAGGACGCTGCAGGTCGGAGCCTATACAGTCACGGCTGGGACTCTTACCACTGGAGTCGGGACGTGGACGGCGGTTGCCCCGAATGGCGACACCGACACGTGCACGACAGCGGCAGCATCTGGTGACCTCACGTTCCCTGAGCTGGGACTGTTCCTTGATGTGACGGCAGTTTCTTCGGTGTTCGATACCGGCGACGTCATCACGGCCACCGTCGCGGCCCAGAGCGGGACCCCGCTCGTCCCGTTCTCCGCTACCGGAGTAAACGGGGCGCAGAACCCTGTGGCCATTCTCACCTATCCGATCACCGTGACCGCAGGCGGGAGCGTATCGGCGCGCGTCCTTGTGGCTGGAGAGGTCAACAGAACTCGTCTCGTCATCGACGCTGACGGGAACGGGGCGAACATCACCAAGGCAATTCTCGACGCGCTCTGTGGTCAGGGCATCGTCGCCACCAGTGTCGAGCAGCTCTCTACGCTGGATAACGGGGCCTCCTAAGGGCTGACACAACATAAGCGCGCGGCGCTGCTCCCCTCGTTGGGCGCGGCGTCGCTGAGCTTTGTCCACTGACTCACAGAGGGATCAATCATGAGTGACAACAGCACTACCAAGCTGATCGACATGTACATGGAAGAGGCCGAGGCCCCCATGTTCCTTTCCGGTTTTTTCCAGAGCCCGCGCCGGAACTTCCACGCGGGAGAGAAGATCGGAATCGATATCATCCGCGACGACGAAGATCTTGCCATCGTTCTCACCGACCTGAGCGTCGGCGCAAACCAGAACGAGTCAAGTCGCTACGTGAATAAGGAGTTCACTCCGCCGATCTTCGATGAGGAAATCGGGATCAACTCCTACAACCTGGTGAAGCGCCAGGCTGGGAACGATCCTTTTACCGACCCGGACTATGGGGCGGCTGCTCTGGAAGAGGCGTTCTCCGGTGTCCGGAAGCTTGAGCGGAAGATCCGCCGTAGCATCGAACTGATGGCGTCTCAGGTCCTGCAGACCGGCACCATCACTCTCACAGACGCTGCAGCCGCAACCCGGTACACGCTGAACTACCAAGCGAAGAATACGCATGTCGCGACTGTCACCACCACGTGGAGCGCTCCCGGCGTATCAGCGACAGGAGCGCCACTGACAGACCTCGCGGCTCTAGCGCGAGTTGTCCGTCGCGACGGAAAGTCGCGCCCGGATCGACTGATCTTCGGATCGAGCGCTATGCAGCGGTTCCTGGCCAATGCTGACGTGCAGAAGTTCCTGGTGAAGGACGGGCTTGGTCTCGGGTCCCTTGCTCCACAGACTCGCGGTGAGGGCGCCTCCTTCTGCGGAAAGGTCTGGATCGACAACTATCTCTTTGAACTCTGGATGTACGACGGGTTCTATCGAGATCCAGCGACCGGGAACCATGCTGACTACGTCGGCACCAACAATGTGATCATGATGAGCTCAACCGGAAGGCTCGATCTCAGCTATGGCGCCATCCCGCTCATCGGTTCTCCGGACCCGACGGCAATGCCGTTCCTTCCAGGCCGCATGTCGAGCGCGGACCGTGGCCTTGACCTCACGCTGAACGCCTGGAGAACTCCAGACCGCAAGCATCTCAAGGTCTCGGCAGGGACGCGCCCGCTGGTCATCCCAACCGCGATCGACACGTTCGCGTGTCTGACTGTGGTTGCCGCTGGCTAACCCACCCCTAGGGGCTCGACCGGAGGCGTCGAGCCCCAGCCTGGAGCGTCATGGCAAAGAAGAATTGGGGCGCCAAGCGCGCAGAGCCTGAGGCCGTGAGGATCATCACCGGGCCGAAGGTTGAGCCACCACCGGAGCCGGAGCCTACTCCGGAACAATCTGTTGAACCCATGGATGCCACCGAGGTGGCCGCTGCTCCGGTGCGGTATGTCGTGGCAGAGGGGCGCGCGCTGACCACCCTGCGAGGGCTTCTGCGGCCTGGTCAGGTCCTGGTGGGGCACGACTTCCCGAACTTCGACGAAACCATCGCCAGGCTTCTGAGCAAGGGCGCCATTCGTCGCCAGGGATAACCGGTGGGGCTTCGCGAACAAGCGGCGACCGACCTGATCACCATTCTGACGGACGTAGATGGTGGTTTCGGGTGGCGCGTCACGGTGCAAGCACCGGACGGGAACAGAGCCGAGCTCGTTGGTTTCACGAGCGACATCGCCCAAGCGTTGGACCTGAACACCGGGCAGCTCATCTCTGGCCGCACAGTGTCTCTGGTACTGCCGCTCGCCCCGCTGTTGGCGTCTGGCCTGGGCGATATTCGAGTCTCGCAGGACCCCTATCGAGACCCGTGGATCGTCCAGTTCACGGATGCGCTCGGCAGAGGTGGACAGTTCGTCATTACTGAGGCGCGCCCCGATCGGACCATCGGAGCCGTCTCGTGCTCTCTCACTGCCTACACCGATAACGCAGCATGACCGTTCGCCTGTTCGACAGAACGCTCAATGCGTTCCTGGTGCGAGACACGGTTGCGGCGATTCTGTCGGCTGAAGAGGAACTTCAGCGCGGGTTCGCTGAGGCTGACGGATACGACCCGGAAGAGTATCGGATCCGAGTCTTCTCGGAGAAGGCGGCACCATTCGGTGAATGGCTCGAAGCTGACACGGAGATGGATCGGGCGCCGATCATCAACGTCAAGCTGGTGAGTTCTGGATACCAGGGTGGGAACGTGATCGAGCGGAACCGCTCGTCGATCCGAATCCATGTCGACTGCTACGCGGTTGGCATCGCTGAGATGCGAAGCGACGGGAACGTGTCCGCCGAGGACCTGTCCATGGCGTCGCTGCAGAATGCTGTGTCGTTCGCTCGCAAGGTGCTGATGGCTGGCGAATACACGTACCTCGGGCTTCGCGGAACGGTCGGGAAACGCTGGATCGAGTCTGAGGATTACCAAACGGTTGATGCCGCATCGCCCAACGCAATCAGCGTGCGAGGATGCCGCCTCACCCTAGTTGTCGATGCACATGAGGACTCTCCGCAGATGGAAGGTGTCCCACTGGCATCGATACGCACTCGACTTGTGAAGTCGATAGGCGGTCAGGTTTTGGCGAGCTCACTGGTTCTCGCCGAGGAGTAACAGATGGTCGACTCCAATGTGGTCACGCGCACTGTTGCCGTGAACCCCGTTTTTGAGGACATGAGGACCGGGACAATCGCTCGGCTTCCTCAACGTATTGCCGTGATTGGCCAGGGCCAATCGGGTGTTACGTACACCACAACCCCAACCCGCGTGACCTCACTAGGTGAGGTTGTCGCATATGGACAGCGCTCCCCGCTGTACCTGATGGCGCGCGAATTGTTCAACCGTATACCGGAGGACAGCGTGGGTGCGGCCGAGGTAACGCTTTACCCGCTGCAGGCGGATGGTTCCGGAGTGGCAGCCGTTGGCGGTATCACGCCAGGCGGAACAGCTTCGCGAACCTCAGTATTCCAGGTGAACGTGAACGGGATCCTTTCGGAGCGGTTCACGGTAGCCGCCGGAGCTGTCGTCGCCGCAACGGTGATTACGTCGATCATCGCTGCGATGAACGCGATCCCGTATATGCCGTGTGTGGCTTCCAACGGGACCACTGAGGTCACCGTGACGGCAGCATGGGCTGGAGCATCATCGGGCGATCTGCACATCAGCATCGTCGGTGACACCGATACTGGAGTAACCTTCGCTATCACTCAGCCTACCGGTGGAGCTGCAAACCCAGACATCGCTCCGGCGCTGGCTCTGTTTGGAACCAGGCACGAAACGCTCGTGCTGAACCAGATGGAGTACGACGACACCGATTCTCTGGATGCTCTACAGACGGCAGGAGAGGAGCGGTGGAGCGAACTGGTCAAGATGCCATTCATCGCGTTTACTGGGAACACGGTATCCACTCGAGCGACGGCCTGCGCTGTCAGCGCTGCGCGTCCCACTGACAGGATCAATGCCTATCTCGCGGCACCTGGTGCGGAGCAATTGCCGTTCGTTGTTGCCGCTGCAATGTTGGCGAAGATCGCTAGGACGGCCAACACATCTCCAGCCGTTGGGTATGGCGCGATCCCAGTCCCGTCCATCACGCCCGGAGCCGACTCGGTTCAGTGGGACCATGGCGCGAGGCAGGCGGCGAAGACATCCGGATGCTCGACGAGTGTCGTCGTTGACGGCGTGGTGCAGCTGAACGACGTCGTGACGTTCTATCGCCCAACTGGCGAGGATCCTCCGGCATATCGAGAGGTAGTCCAGATCATCAAGTTAATGAACGCGATCTACAACTTCGATCAGCTGTTCTCGTCTCGAGAGTGGGCAGCCGCACCGCTGATGCCTGACTCGGCTGTCACCACGCTACCACAAGCGCGCAAACCGAAGGCGTTCAAGGCGGCCATCTACAACAAGCTAGTTGGACTCGAGCGTGACGCGATCATCGCGGATTCGCGAGCCTCGTTCAAGACAACCGCCGTTGCGATCGACGGGTCCAACCCAGATCGCATCAACATCGATATCCCGTTCCAGGTGAGCGGCAACACGCACGTGAAGGCCATCACGCTGCGGTGGGGTTTCTACTACGGCCAAGCATAAGGGGCTAGACGATGTCAGTCATTGCAGGGCCTGTTGAGGAAATCACCATCGACGGGCGCAGGTTCACTGTGTCTGCCGACAGCGACGCAGAGCGCGATCTCGGCGGCATGACCGTCGAACTGTTGCCCAACGCGGACAAGACCATTCGCAAGAAGAAGACCCCAAAGCCCTGGAAACTCTCCGGGCTGTCGGTGGTCGTGTCGGATGCTCGTGGCGACCATGAGTTTCTGTCTGAACTATCAGACAACGACGACATGGTTCCGATCACCGTGACGTTCCCCAGTGGGATCACATACATGGGCAACGGAACGCTGGTCGGGGACTTTACCTACAAATCGGCTTCGGCCACGGCAGACATCGAGCTCGGCGGCGAAGGTCTGCTCGAGCAGCAATAACAACCCACGTCCGCAGGAGGCACCATGGAAAAGGTATCAAGAGAGGTTGCGGAGTCTGAGTTCGGGCGGTTCTGCTCGATGCTCGAAGCGTACTCGGACGCGGACAGTCTGAACTCAGACGACGATAGGCAGGAGTTCAACGACAACCGGGAGCGATTCGTTTCTGCGGTCATGCGCGGATCGCTCGTTGTCGACGAATCCGGAGAGGTCACGTACACAGCGAAGAACGGACTGGAGTTGCACTTCTCCGAGCCAACCGCTGGACAGATTGTCGCCGTTGACCGGCACAAGAAGGACCACAATGCAGCGAAGCAGATCGCGCTCATCGCGGCACTCAGCGGAAAGACAGAGCGGGAGATCGGGCAGCTTGTGCAGCGTGACATGCGCGTACTGAACGCGATCGTTGCCGGTTTTTTCTGAAGTGCGAGGCTAAGCTCGTAGCCCATGGGTCAGACTGCGAGCTACCGCCTGCCCCGCACACGCACGCAACCAACCACACGGTCTACGCGGTCCACCTGGCGATGCTGGTTCAGATCTGCAAGACCTATCGAACTCTGCCAGACGTGCACGCCATGAGGCTTTCTGAGATTCGGTTTTGGTACGACGGGATTCGACCTGACCTCAAGGCGATGACGAAAGAGCGCAAGAAGTAGTGGCTGGGCGATACAGTATCGAGACCATCTTCAAGGCGATCGACAAGATGTCGGGGCCTGTTGCGAAGATGGAGGCGCGCATCAACGGCATGATCGACCGCACCAACAGGCGGCTGGCTGCCGTTGGCGCGGTGCCCAATGCGATGCTGTCTGGTATGCAAACGCTTGGTGCGGCGGCCATGGCTGCCGCTGTCCCTGTCGGGATGCTGGCGAAAAGCGTTATCGAGGTCGGTGCAGGATACGAGCAAGCGATCACCAATGTCGGCGCGGTCATGCTCAAGTCGCGATCGGAGATTGCGGATCTGGACGCTGAGGCCAAGCGACTCGGCGCGACGACGAAATTCACAGCCACCGAAGCGGCACAGGGCATGGAACTCATGGCGCGCGCTGGGTTCACGAATCAGGAAATCCTGGCAGGCATGAGCGGTGTTCTGGCGGCGGCCGCGGCTGAAGGCGTTGAACTGGCTGTCGTCGCTGACCACGTGTCGAACGTGCTGAAGGGAATGGCGCTTCCGGCAGGTGAGGCGTCCAGGGTCGCTGACGTGCTGGCATTGGCGTCCAGCAAGACGAACAGCTCCCTGTCATCACTCGGCGAGTCGATGGCGAACGTTTCGTCGACTGCCAGAGAACTCGGAGTCCCACTCGAGTCAGTCGTTGCTAGCGTGGCACTCCTGCAGGATGTTGGACTTGATGCATCTGTCGCCGGCAGTGCGGTGAATACGATGCTCACTAAGCTGGCGGCTCCGACCGGAGCCGTGAAGGCACAGCTGAAGCAGATGGGAGTTGCATTCGCGGATGCGAATGGGAACGCGCTACCGTTCGCGGAGATCTTGCGCAACCTCGCAAAGGGCGGCGGCAAGGCAGGCGGTAGCATGGGTCGCGTCGCGTTCTTTGCTGACTTGGTCGGGCTGCGAGGCCAGAAGGCTGCATCGAACCTTGCCACCATGTTCGAGACCATCGACGAGGCGACTGGCAAGAACAAATTCGAGACCCTGGTCGATGCTCTGGAGCAGGCGCAAGGCTCAGCCAGGAAGATGGCCGATATCCGCATGCAGACGGCACAAGGGGATTGGCTGCTGCTGTGGTCCGCGATCGACGCTGTGCGTGTATCGCTGTTCGAGACGCAGGGGGCGCCACTCCGCGGGATGATCCAGGGGACGACCGAATGGGTCTCCGCGAATCAGGAGCTAATCAAGACCAAGTTCGTCGAGTACGTCGAGAAGACGCGCGAGAACCTGCCGGAGATCGTGAAGTGGGTGAAGCGTATCGGCGTGACGATCGGCGTGCTTGTTGCGTGGTCTGCGGCCATCAAGGTCGCGACCATGGCGTTGATGACTTACAAGGGCGTTGTGGCCGCATATACCCTTGTCGTGGGTGGCCTCGCTGTGCTGTCCAAGGTCTATCAGGCGTTGTCTTTGGCGCAGTCCGCTTGGGTCCTAGTGAATTACGCCACGGCCGGATCGTTGACCGCTATCGCAGTCGCGGCGATCCCTGTGGTGCTAGCGATCGGGGCCATTGCTGCAGCGGTCTATGAGCTGGTGAAGCTCCTTGATGTTCTCGAGGGTTATTCGGTGTTCAGCTTGATCGGCGACATCGCTACCGGTAAGGGCATCTCCGGACTAGACGAGCACCAGAACAAGCTAGCGAAGCAGCGTCGGGCGCAAGCCGACGCTGCGGCGAAGGTGGACTCCGATGCCGCTTCCCGCGTGTCTGGCGGAGCCGGTACGATGTCGGCGCTCGAGTCGCAGTTCGCGAATCTCGACGCGCTCAGGGGCGTGCTCACTGGTGGCGGAAGTCCGATGATTGCCAATTGGGACGGTGCGACGCAGCAGACACCCGCCGTCGCATCAGTCGTGGACCTGGCGAGCATCCAGCTACCGCCGACAAAGGTCGAGGCCTCCGGAGAAATTACCATCCGCGACGAGACGGGGCGCGCTGAGGTCACCAAGAAACCGAAGCAGGGCGGCGTCCCGCTGAAGCTGAAGCCGACAGGTTCCTACTGATGGCCGGGCTTGTCGGAACTAATGCGGCTTCGCTTCTCACCCGCAATAGAGGGTGGGAGGCGAGAGTCGTTCGTGGTGCGTACACGAGCCCGAAGGGGACTCGTGTATCATTCGCCTCGGGCGACGTTTCGCGAGAGGTCGAGCTACGCGGAACGGTCTTCGAGTTCCCGCGGTA